AAGAATGTTGTGGGGTGTAATAATTTTGATAATAGGAACCTTATTGGTTCCACAATTCTTAGGAGTGTAAACTGATGAGCGAAGGTGCTTCGATAAAAGTCCCAACCTGGGCATTACCAATAGGTGCGGCATTAGTATCTGGTGCGATAGCGTGGGGTTCCATGCAAGCCCAAGCTGCTGCTACACAGGAAGAAGTTGCAGAAATCAAAGTAAAGGTCGAACAGGCTGACACCACGGGAAAGTTGAATGCACAGGCGATAGATCAGATAACGAAATCGCTTGCACAGATGAACGAGACAGCCCGGGATTCAGACGCGAAGCTACAGACCTTGATCGAATTAATGATCAAACAGGCTCAATAAACTACGATCCCGAAAGCCCTAATCTGTTTTGTGATCTGAGGGAGTGGAACAACCTTCAGTTAGTTCAGCCTCCAGCATACCGACACGAAGTTGCAATGGGTTGGTTGAAGTTTAATCACCAACAGTGTGGTTATGGCGCAATGATCTACGTTAGAAATACGATGCCAAGAGTCTTAGGAACGGCCCATCAAGTTGATATTGAAATGTTGACTTGGGAGCTTGTTGCACCACAGGCCGAGAAAACTCAAGCCATTCAAAAGAAAAGACGCATATGACACTAATGATTTTTATGTTGATTATGCTGGACTCAGGCGGTAACAAAACCGGGGTCGAGCTTGCATTCCAAGAGCTTACGTCGTGCCTTGAGTACCGTGACGCCTTAGTCAGACAGTCCACTCATATTCATAACCATGTAATTGGTAGGAAGACAAGTAAGTTTGATGCGTACTGTGAGGTGCGATTGATACCGCAAAGCGAAGCAGGGAAAGGTAACTATATTTTTCGAGACCCAAAGATAAAAAAGAAAGATGACTGACATACCGCCTTTTCCCAACAGCATTCAAGCGCAACCATCTAATGCAAAGCATCAAATACATAAGATAGAAGTAGAACGGTTGCAGGTCAGAGAGACAAACAGACACAGAGAAGTTGTTACGACCTACTATGATGCAAAAACCTATTTATATAAAAACGGCGGGTTGAGCGAAACAACTCCAAAGGCAACCGGTCAACATATTTTGGTGACTGTGTGAAAGCCAAAATGGTAATGATACTCGTAGTGGGTATGGTTTGTTTGTTGGGTATTATTGTGGTGGGTGATTTTTATATTGCTATTGTTGAAAGCAGGCCCCCAGATGAAAGCGTAATCCGTTTGTTAGAGCACTCGATTATTGGCATAGTAAGCCTATGTGCTGGATATATTGCAGGGAAGGACAATGAGTCCTAAGAAACTGGAGCCAAAGTCTCGTTATGCTGAATATGACGTGGATGGCGATGGCACGGTGACTGACGAAGAAATATCCCGACACCAGGAGATGTTGCAACTTGAACTCCAAGAAGAAAAAGCCGACAGTCAAAGAAAAATGGCCTGGACTGCTGTTGTCAGTATGTGCCTTTTCGCTCTTCTGCCTATTGCTCCTTTTGTCCCAAGTGACCGCCTTGACACCCTAGCCAGTATTAGCGACATGTTGTTTCTTAGCCAAGCATCTATTGTTGGACTATACTTTGGTGCAACTGCTTATATGAGCAAGAGGCCGTAATGCCAAAAGCAAAAGACAAGGAAGTCTATAACTATAAATGTACTTTGGTTAAGGTCGTGGACGGTGACACGATTGACGTGGACATCGATCTTGGTTTTGACGTTTGGCTAAGAAATCAAAGAGTTAGGCTACATGGGATTGATACACCGGAATCTCGCACTCGGAACAAAGCTGAAAAAGTGTTGGGCCTTGCGGCAAAAAATTTTTTAACTCAACAGTGCCAGAACAAATTTACGATAGCCTCTATGGGCCGGGGTAAGTTTGGCAGGATTTTAGGTATTGTTTATTCAGAAACAGGTTTAGATATCTGTAAACTTATGATCAAGACAGGCCACGCTGTAGAGTATTACGGCGGTAAAAAAACCAAGGTGTGGGCATGAGCATACTAGGATCTTTGATAGAACCAGCAACAAAGCTCCTTGATAAAGTTATTGAGGACAAAGATCAAAAAAATGCCTTAGCGCATGAAATTGCCACAATGGCTGAAAAACACGCTCAAGAGCTTGCCAAAGGTCAAATCGAGATAAACAAATTGGATGCTAGAGGCAACTGGTTTCAATCTAGCTGGCGACCCCTAGCCGGATATACGTGTGTACTGGGTCTCATGGTAAACTTTCTTGTAGCTCCGATTGCAGCAGGGTTTGGGTTAGTTATCCCTCAAGCCGATGCAGGGGTTATGATGCCTCTTTTGCTTGGTATGTTGGGTCTTGGCGGTGCTCGTTCATTTGAAAGAGTCAAGGGTGTTGGTAAGTAAATGAGTGATTTCAGATACTTTAAACTAGAAGATTTTAATTGCCAGGAAACTGGTGAAAACCAGATGTCCACTGAATTTATAGAACGTCTGGACGGTTTACGACATGTATGTGAGTTTCCCTTTATAGTCACTTCTGGTTACAGATCTCCAAACCACAGTATCGAGGCAAAAAAAGAAAACCCCGGACAACATGCACAGGGCATTGCTGCTGACATAAAAGTTGTCGGAGGCGCACAACGGCGTCTTTTAGTAGAAAAAGCTTTGAATATGGGTTTTACAGGGGTTGGCGTCGATAAGAACTTTATCCACGTCGATATACGGACAACAACTCCAGTGCTTTGGGTGTACTGATGCCGTTAGCTAAATTTATCTTCAATCCCGGAATCAACAAAGAAGGTACTGCTTACACTGCGGAAGGCGGTTGGTTTGACGGTAATCTAGTTCGTTTTCGCAAAGGTTTGCCCGAAAAAATAGGCGGGTGGCAAAAATATATTGAGACCTCTTACGAGGGAACCGGTCGTAAGCTACACGGTTGGGTTGATCTCGACGGCACAAAGCTCTTGGGCCTCGGCACACGATTTAAGCTCTACATACAAGAGGGCACCTCGTACAACGATATAACCCCGATTCGTGCTACGACTAGCGCAGGAGACGTTACTTTTGCCGCGACTAACGGATCAAGCACGATTACCGTGACAGACACTGGTCATGGCGCAGTGATCGGGGACTTTGTTACGTTTTCTGGGGCGTCGTCGTTAGGGGGCAACGTTACTGCTGCCGTATTAAATCAAGAATATCAGGTAGATACCGTTCCCTCTTCGAGCACTTTTACGATTACCGCAAAAGATACCTCTGGTGCAACGGTTACTGCCAACAGCAGTGACAGCGGTAACGGTGGTGGATCTGTGGTGGGCACATACCAGATTAACAGCGGCCTCGATGTATTTGTAGATGGCACAGGTTGGGGTGTAGGAGCTTGGAGTTCCGGCACTTGGGGGTCCACTACCTCTCTAGGTGATTCCAACCAGTTACGGCTGTGGTCAATGGACAACTTTGGTGAGGATCTGATCTCGAATCCAAGAGCAGGCAGTATTTATTATTGGGACAAAACAAATGGGTTGAACACCCGTGCGGTTGCTTTGACAAGCCTAGCAGGAGCAAATCTCGCACCGACTAAAGGTCTACAAGTCATTGTATCTGACGTTGATCGTCATGTTTTAGTGCTAGGAGCAGACCCGATAAGTGGGGGTTCTCGTAGTGGGACGATAGATCCGTTACTTATTGCATTTTCTGACCAAGAAAACGCCGCAGAATGGGAACCGACCGCTACCACGACAGCAGGGTCTTTACGCTGTTCTGCTGGTTCCGAGATTATTGGTGGCCTTCGTGCTCGACAAGAGACTCTCGTATGGACGGATGTTGCTCTTTACAGCCTACAGTTTGTGGGGCCACCTCTGACTTTTGGTTTGAACTTGGTCAATGAGGGCGTCAGTCTGATTGGACCAAACGCTGCCGTAAACACGCCTCGTGGGGTGTTTTGGATGGACAAGAAAGGTTTTTACAATTACAACGGGTCAGTGACCCCGTTGCCCTGTAGCGTCCAATCATATGTTTTTGATGACATCAATGAGGGTCAAGCATTTCAATACTTTGCTTTTGTAAACAAGCAGTTCGATGAGGTGGGTTGGTTTTATTGCTCTGAGGCCGCCACGGTCATTGACCGATACGTGGTCTACAACTACGTGGAACAGACGTGGAATATTGGTCAACTGTCCCGCACAGCGTGGTTAGACGAAGGTATTGTCGCGTTCCCACGAGCTGCGGGTAAAGCAGACTCCACACACTTTTTGTTCCAGCATGAAACCGGCAACGATGACGACGGTAGTCCTATGACTAACGTATTCATTGAATCTGCTGACTTTGATATTGGTGATGGCGAGGAGTTTCAGTTCATACGGCGTATGATCCCGGACGTGAAGTTTACCGGTGATGGTGGTAGTGATCAGGCCATCAACGTAGTTATGAAGACACGTAACTTTCCTGGTCAGTCA